AACAGTGCTATTAGAAACATTCAAAGCGAATGCTAATATATCAATATCGTCGAAATCACCGTCATCATCACTATCTCTTTGAAATCTTATAACTGCGTTGTTGGTTTCTCCAGCAACTCCTATTCTTACTCTGCTTGATGCCATTATTGTTCAACCTCCAGTGGGTAATCATTCCTTCTTCCTATTACAATCCAGTCACAAGACCATGGACCATTTATCGCATCTGCATTAGATTTGATTTCGAACATGTTCTTATGTTTTTCCACTAACCATACATTATAATTACCGTGCGGTGTAAGCGACACGGTGTAATCTGCAACTAACTTACCCCAATACGCTGGTAAAGGTATTTCTTCTGTGGGTGAGTGTGATTTGTCTAACGTTCCTCTCTGATACATACCGAACTCTGGTCCTTCTAATGTACCGTGTACTAACCTCATATTTTTCTTAATAGGGTGTGGTATATCGAAAGATTTGGTATCTGCTTTCAGATGTCCGTTAACCGTAAGAGCTGCATTACCTGTAGATGGTCCTCCAAATACAGTTAGCATAGTAGTTCCATTACCACTATTATTAGTTTGGTCACCAGAACTACCTATAGTTAAGGCACCAGTCATAGTATCTCCACCATGTTGTACGAATACGTCTGCTAGATTAATCGTATCATTGGTGTTAGTCGTAGTTGATAAAGACAAAGCTGAGGCAGTATTTGTTCCTAATTGATTGATTGTACCTCCAGTGTTTGTCGTAAGAATATTATAGTAATCAGAACCGTTGAGCGTAGTTTGCCACGCATCATCAGTACCATTCCATCTGATTGCTACGTTTGTTAAGTCACCTCTTTCTACCTCTATACCTGCATTAGCATCACTGCTGCCAGTCTGGTCAGAGTTTAATAATACGAAAGAATCTTTAATATTGACTGTCTCAGATAAAGTTGTAGTAGCTGTTCCTATTACATTGAGATTACCATTAATAGTAGTAGTTACTCCATCTGAACCTATGCTTACTGCTCCACCTGATGTGTTTAAATTTAATTGTGCTCCTGCTGCACTACCGTCTGTAGTCAATCTAGCTTGAATCTTATTTCCATCAAGTGCTAAATTAGCTCCACCATCTGCACCTACTTGCACTATACCTGTACCATCGTTCAAATTAGCAGTAGAACCTGCTAAATTTACTTCTAGTGGTACACTTGGATTAGTAGAGCCTATAGCGAACTTAGTAGCAACTTTGGCTCCATTAGAGCTATCTAAAGTGAGCTCTCCAGAGCTAGGCCCTATAGTGCTCCCATTGTTTTGCATAATGAAGTTACCAGTAGTCTTTATATTGCCCCCTGATACATAGAGCTTATCCCAGTCTGCTTTACTTGTGAAATTAGCTGGGCCTATTGCGTAATTACCAGTCTTGTTAGCTCTAACATTTGCTGAAGAGGTATCATCCTCTCTAGTAAATGCATCACCAACTGCTGATAGAGAATTTATTTTATCGTAAACTGCATTCTTGCTTGGTGCTACGTCTTCTATAGCGTCCCAAGTAGCGTCAAATGCATCGTTGCTGACTTTTCCGTCAACTTTATTTTTAATATATTGTTTGGAGGGTAGCCTGTCGTCTAATACTAGAGGCATTCCCTTTTTGGGTTTGTTGCCTGAAAGGGCTTCGTTGTCTAAACCATATTCCTTAACCATTTGCTATACTCCTAAAGTGGGTGCCTTGTTCTATTGGTGGCACCCATACCAAAATTTTAAGTCAGATAGTTATATCTAATCGCCGATTACGATAACTCCAGCTTCAGGTCTGATAACTTTAAGACCATATCTCATGGTCATATAGCTACCTTGAATTCCGAATCCGGGGTTAGCTTCTTCAACGGTTAGACCGCGTCTCTCGACGTAAGCTACTGGCTTCATTGACATGTCAAAGACACCGAATCGGTTCTTTGGTATGTAATGGTTCATGTAGACGTTTAGTCCGTAGAGTTGTCCGACAATTCCACTTGCTGATACGTCGTTTACATAATCCAATCCACCTTTCTGGGCGTCGCCGCTTCCAGAGAACGGTGCAGTGAAGTCTGCTAAATCGAGTAGAGTTTTGTAATGTGAAGGGGAAATCATCAAAGTATCTGCTGTTCCACCTTTTGCATTAATTAACTCCATAGCACTTGTAATATCTGCTAGACCAAGGTCACCTGTTGCGTCAGTATCGCCGTCTTGTGCGACGAAGTAGTGCGAACCAGTGTTTGGACCGAGAGCGGCCAAATCTGCTGCGCTATACTCACCGTAGTCATAAATCCTTACTGCATCTCCACCTGTGGTTGGGGTTGACCCGTAAAAACCACCGTGTGAAGCGTTAGCGAAAGTTGTTATGTTTGCTTCGGTTGTACTTCCTGTTATGTGTCCACCATTGTATCCAGTACCGTATTCTGCTTTATATAAACCAAATACAGTGTAGATGTAGTGCTGCGTTACGTGACGCTCGACGGCTCTTCTAGCTTCATTCAAAGCCATTTCCATTTCTGAAAATCTTGAGTCTTCAAGCATACGTCTGGTGACACCTACTGCCAATCCCCACTCTTTGACTGAAATTCTTTCGTTTCTCAAGTCTGTGTGTTGATAGGACGGAGTGTCTCCTTCTTCTATCTGTTCTAGCGTCATGCTAGGTTTTGCGAACGTAATATCTACGTCGCCTCCAGTCTCCGTGTTGAATCGCTCTGCGAACATTGCGATTACAGGCATATCCGTGACTTTGTAGTCTTGGATAGCGTCTTTGTAATCTACAAGTACTCGGTTTGCGGTTGAACTGAGATTGGATGACATTAATCCTTCTTTTGCTGTAACCATTTTTTCACCTTATACCTATAGTAAGAGTGCCTTTACGAAATCTGTGTGTGTTGCGCTTTTTGCTTCTAGAGCAATAGCGAACCTTTCGTCTGCGGATGTTTTAGCTTTTGCTAATCCTGCTGCGCTGTGACCTAGTGCGTTACCTGCGGCAATGGTTCCTGTTGCTTTCAAGAAAACAACTGCTCCTTTACCGGTAATAACGGATGCTGGGTCTCCAGACGTTGCATCGACAAAAAGTACGCCAACAGCTGCGTTTAAGTATGAAGGTAAGTCTTCAGAAGCTGCTACGATTGCTCCACTACTGTTGTATTCAACAATAGTTCCTGCATCTAAGTCTGCTCCTGCGTTACCTAACTTCATAACACGAGCTGGTGCGCCACCGTCGTTAACTAATATGTTAATTCCTGCTGCCATATTTCATCACCTATTTTTCTTCTCCTGTAAAAACAATGCGTCCGTTTTCCATCGCAAACATGCGTGGTTTTTCTTCTGCTTCTGTCTCTACTGGCTTTTCCTCATCACTGTGGGCCTTACCTTTACCGAATGTCCTTTCAGACTCTTCTGGTACTGGCATAGACTCCATGGCGATGGAGAAACCTTCTAACTTTACCTCATCCCAAGAAGTGAGTTCTTCAGCACGTGCTTCTTTGGTTTCGTCATCGACTTTACCCAAAGTAGCTTCCTTCTCTATGATTGTGTTGACGAAGTTGGATATTCGAGCTTTTGATTGTTCAACTGCTCTTGCATCTTTTTCTTCTTCAAATTTGGTAATCATAGCGAGGGCTTCTTCGTGCTTGCTGTTCAATTCTTCGTATGAAGTTTTCATCTCTTGAAGCTGTGTTTTCATAGCGGCGAATTCACGCTCTACAAGTGTTTCAGCTCCTGAGTCTTCTACGTTTTTTACTTCTTCAGCCATAGTTATTTCCTCGCTGGTTGTCCCGTGTGTTTCACAGGCACATGATTCTTCTTCGTGGCCACCACAGCCACAGTCTGAATCTTTTTCACCGAATTCACGGTGTTCGTTGCATTCCTTTCCGCTGTCAATTGTACATGCTTCACAAACGGGTGTGCGAGTCTCATTATCAATGAAGCTCACCTCAACAGGGCGTATGTCAGTAGCAAATGGCTCACCTAGGACGTCAACGTCTTTGGATAACCAATCAATACTTACATGCGTCATGTTACCGTTCTCCAATTTCTCTAACACTTCACTTGCCTTTGCGGACTCTCTGTGTATACGTGCCAACATTTCAATTGCTGACTTTCCATCTTCAAGTTTGACGATTTTGGGGTTGATAGCCGTGCCTAAGAGGTCATCGTCAGTTCTTTGATGATTATAGTATACTGGAAGAGTTTCAAAAGCTTTTAAGTTTTCTTCCAAGATGGATGGTTCTATAAAAACCTTTTGGTCTCCATCTTCGTCGTGGGGTCCTGACGTGATAGCGATTACTGGGAATTCTAAGTAGTCATCCGTATTTGTAATCTCACCAATAGTAGGAGCAAAACTCCTCTTATTTTCTCGGTCCCCGGCAGAATCCATAGCAAAACTTCTTTCAGTCTTGACTTCATCTACCCTCATGCGGCACATTTTAGCCGCAGTCTCTTCGTAGTTATCAGTTCCACGCTTTTTAAGTGTGGCTGCTACGTCTATTATACAGCGCTCGTATTCATATTCGCTCATTCTCTGTCCCCCGTAGTATTAGCGCTTGGCTGATTACCAGCGCGGTTCTCTGTTCTCTCTGTTTCTTCTGTCTTATCTTGGTCTCTTCCTCCAGATATGTTGGTATTCTTTGCAGTCTCTTGCTGTTCTACCACTCCATCTGGGTTCAACCCTCTCTCCATTCTAACCTCTTGAGGTGAAAGAACTCCCTCAGAAAGGTATATCATATCAGTCTTAGCTTTCAAGAAAGCATCATCGACATTCATTTGACGGAATCTAAATAAGGCATCTCCAGAACCTACTTGAGGCATCAGTTGTGAATTGATAGATGCTTCTATAGCAGATTGTAAATGTCTTACATATGGTTCAAAAATAGGACGTGCCTGTTCAGGCTTATCCCACATAGTCATAGGAACTTTCATAGCTATTGCTATTTTATTCATAATATCATCCGTATACTTACCATATTCGAATGCTCTTTGTGTTCCTTGTAATTCCTTAACTGTTATATCATTACCATGTATAATATCTTCACCGGGTTCTAAACCGTTGAAGGCACTTACTATTTCGTTGATTTTATCTGGTCCATAAGGCATATCAGGTAGACCAGCACTAATATCGAAACGGCTATTAGCGTATTTATTAAGAGCCGCACCAATATCGCGCTCTGCATAATCTTTAAGGTCAATGAGATAAAGAATAGGGTGTATATCAGATAAGCCATAGGCATAATCATCAAACGGATTGTTCTTGTACTCAATGATTTCATTTTCCTCAAATCTTATGGACTCCTTGTCATCTCCCAAATCTTGAAAGTAATACATAATTTGGCCACTTTCATCTCTTTGCACGTACATATTCTGAGATGAACGCATGATTAGGTTATCTCCAGTCCATTCTAAATAAGATGTACCAAAGATTCTGCCATTACGTAACCATGAATATATAAGCTGTTCCATGTTTATACTATCAAAAAGTTGGGTGATAGCTTGGCGTTCCTCATCACTGTCCGTTACTATATCGTATCCGTCCTTAGAGGCGTAGAGACATGGCAAATCTATCAGAGTTCTTACTATAGGGTCTGATAAATACACATTCATGTACGTACGATAATCCCCAACCTGCGGTTCTTTCATAGCATCACCACGCCCGAAAGCGTTGGATTGTAGTTGAATCCGGCGTATTACTCCATCTCCGAAGGAGCGCGGGTTATCCTTATTGAATGGTGGATTAGTCCCTTTAGTTGCAAAACTCCGCCTATTGAAAGGCCAATAATCTCTTAGAGCCATAGCTATCGTATAAATATAATACAGGATAGTATATAAAGCTTTCGCTAGATTCCGCCCGGAGAGCGCTTATTAACCCTGAAATTGCGTGTAGTTTTGCCAAAAACTGGCCCTGCACCACTATTTCTGGCAGGAATGCGCGTAGTACGGTTCACGCTTACCGATGCGAACGTTGATTCTGGCGGTAACATACCTAAACAGGCATGTATTCCTATCACAGAGCTATCACAGTAGTCATCATGTTTACCATCTGGTGCAGATATTTTCTCTGTTTTATTTGCTGCATCCATCGTATATTCTAGGTTTACATGTTCTTTATACCACTTATTGACTAGTTTTGCATCATTTGGGGGTAGGTATTTAGGGTTTGGTACCTTAACTTGACCTTGTTGGACGTATGACACGAGGTCTCTGTAGACCTGTGTTTTAGTACCCTTCGGTCCTCCTGTAAATACGAAAGGTATAAAATGTATCTCTGCTTTTATACAGTCTACTCTTATATCTTGTTCAATAGCACCACCTATACCTGTAGCGTCAATAATTACTCTTTTAGCTCCGTAACTGGTAGCTACATCCATTATACGCTTACGTTGGTAAGGTATATCATGTCCACCTGTCTTTGGTCCTATCTCTTCTAAGTAAATTAGATTCGCAATGTTACCTTCATCGTTTTTTTCATTGGCCCAAACACTTATAACAGTGGAATTGACAGATTTACCTATATCTACACCTACAACACAGTTAGGGTATGGTGTACCATATTCAGCAAACTGTTGGTCGATAAAACAATTCTTAATCATTTCGGGGTTGAATATATTACTCGTTGATTCTACAAACTGGCATTCATATTCTGTTCTCCAATATATAGAGTCTTCTCCCCATTCTGTCATCTTCTGTAACATATCTTCTTCATCATAAGGAGGTGCATAGGCTCTACCCTTCTTTACAGCATCTCTCCATGTAAAGTGTAATCTTTCAAACGTATCTTCATAATCCTCATCATAGAGATACCTATACATATGGTTCTCTTTGCTCTTTGGTGTTCCCAAGTTGATAAATGGAGCCTTATTAGATAATATGGAAGGTTCTACATTATCGATAAATAGCTTATCATCAATCAATGGGCTTTCATCTACTACTAAGAAAGTAGGGTGTTGTCCTCGTATTGCTTGTCCTTGATTAGAAGCAGCAATAGGGGCTCTACGTAGCACCGTACCTCCCTTCATTGTGATATTAGGCTTGTTATGGAATCTATAATTAGCCACTAAGCTCCCCAAGAACTCATTATCAGCAAAATGTCTATAACAATAGTTAAAGATAAGTGAAGCTTGGTCCTCAGATGGAGCCAATACAAATACTAAATCTCTAAATCTCTTAAAAAACATATATATAACCACAGCAACAGATAAAGCATAGGACTTGCCACTACCACGTGGAGCCAATATTGCTAGTTTTCTGTGTTTTGCGGGGTTACTGGAGGGGTGTGTAAGACAAGCTACTACTATACGTTCTTGCAAAGGTCGTAGTTTAAGTGGTCTTCTTGCTTGGTCTATGAGATAAGATTCACAAAAGGCCCTAACAAGTAGGGTCATTCTCTTTTCATCTGCTCTACATTTCTCAAAAACTTCTTCTAAAGCTCTAGAATCGTGGGCTAGTCGTCCACTAATCGCTGCGTTTAGTTTCTTTTGTTCGTTCTTCACTGGTATCGTCATCTAATTCACTCAATATTGACATAAAGTTTTCTGTATTCTTTTCTGTAACAGTAGGAACTTCTATATTAAGAGCACGGAACTCAGTATGAATATCACGTACAATCTGGTTTCTTTGTCGCAGTAACTCTGTTCTCGCGTCAACATCCCGAACAGATATAAGAATTTCTTCCCAAAGCACGTCTTCAAGAGCAAGATTGCGTGCCAGAAGGCGGACAAGCTCTTTATGCCTTGCATATTCTGCTTCTCCTACCCTCTCGCGTAGTCGCGTTTGGTATCCCTCGACGTCCATTACTTGTTTTCATCGAGAGCAGCCTTAACTTTAGATTTAACTAAGCTAGCCAACTCGTCGTCCTTTTCGTCCCATGCTGTAACTAATACGTTACGGACTAAAGAATCTTTGACGTGTACTTTAGCTTGCTCATCTAATTTGTCAAAGGCTTTCATCTGGGCTTTGGTTAGATTTTTGTCTAATAGGTCCATTAACTCAGCTTCGTTGTTCTTTAAGTATTTAAAGACTAACGTTTTAACTGCTGGTACAGTATAAGCGATATAACCGCCCATACCCAATACTAAAGCTGCTAAAGCCATTAGTAATGGTTCATCCATTAGAGTATCTAACAACCCTGATTCTTCTACAGTGTCCAAGATAGCAGTGAGGTTGCCCTCATTGGTTTCGTTGGTTGCTGTATTATTTGTTGTTTCGTTTGCCATAGGTATTCACCTGTAATTATATAAACTGCTAGGAGTATATAAAGCTTTCGTTGTGTGGCCCCCAGAGACGCATATTGCGTAAGTATCCTGTGGGTTCGTGGTCTTGTGAGAGCCACAATAATAATAGTGCGTAAGACTATATAAAGCTTACGTTAATTATTTCTTTTTTGTTGTTGTTTTGGTTATTGCTGACGATTCCATCTTATGTTCTTGTGATTGTGCGTTAGCTTCAATCATTTGAGCTTGTTTCTGACTTGCATCGTTATAATCAATAACTGCTTGTGCCTTTACCTTATAGAAAGCTGTTTTCTCTGCTTGTTCTTGTTTCCATACATCAAGCGCATCTTTGATAATTAGAAGGGCTGGCCCACCTAATATAGCAATCAAAGTTGTATATGCTTCAATGTTCTCAAGAACTGCGGAGTTATTAAGTCCTGTGTGTATAACAAAACCTGCAAAACCTACCCATAGTAATACTAAAGGTACAGCTATCATAAACATAAAGATGTCGTTGAAAGTAATTCCTTCACTTGCTTCTTTACTCATATATTCAGTCCTCCTTGTCTTTTCCGTTTTCTTTGGTTTGTCCTTCTTTACTAACATTGGCGCGTTGTAAATCAGGGCTAGTAATCGTAATGGTGATAGTAAATTCACTATCATCCTCAGTAATATGATGGTAGTAATACCCGTCACTGATACTGCTAGTGTAACTGCAACTAGTTCCAGTATTGTTATTAGTATCTCCATCGCTCATGGTTCCTCCAGAATTATTTCTTCGATATGGAACCAGTCCACATAATCATACATTCCGTCATTGTCCCAGTCAGCATACAGATTAACATATACCATATACCATCCAGTATAAGGTTCTGTAAAGAAATCTGGACTAGAACTTAGTTTATATTCGTTGCCTTCCCATCCTGTTACATTAAAGAAATAGTTATTATACATATAACCGTTCCATACTGTTTCATTGTCTTCGACTTTTATGTGACCTACATCATAAAATACCATTACTGGTAACGCTTCTTGGTCACAATCAGTGTCAATATCTACTGTAATGTTTAAAGAGTTTTCTTCTCTAGAATAGTTTCCATATTGTAAACCATCATAAAAATAAGTTGCATTAGGATTACAATCGTATTCCTCATATTCACAAGACCCATCATCTTCTTCTGCACGTTCATTATAATTCAAAGCTTCTAAATCCATACAACCGTATACAGTTTCGTTAGTTTGTGTTTGATTTCCTGTTCCATTATCTACTGGTCCACCCAAAAACTGGCACCTACCATTATCATGAGTAGCTTGTGAGTTGTAATTATCAGCTTCGGGGTTAGTACATCCATAAACAACAGGAGGAGGGAATACACAACTACCATTATCAAAATCAGCATCTGCTTTATAGTTGATTGCAGTTGGGTCAGTACATCCACCCCTTGGTTTACCGTCATCCTCTCCTCCGAAAATTTCTTGTATAGCGCCTAAATCTCCTCCACCGCCGAAAAATGCAAGGATTAATACTGTAAGTATAGACCCAAGTTTCTTACCCAGTTGTGTTTCACCTAGTTTGTCGCCTGCTTTGCCTATAGTTTCAAAAAGTCCTTCTTCTTCGTCTGGTTTTCTACCCCCTAATCCCAATGCTTCTCGTTCATCATCAGAGATTACGGAAATAGCACCATAATCATCACGCGCCATATCTATACTTTATGCGACGCACCTATATAAAGCTTTCCCTATTTATATCAATAAACAGTACCAATCACTATCTTCTTCATAAACTATGTAACCTAACTCTGATAGACGAGAACGCCAAGTTTCTAGGGTATCTTCACCATGGACTACGTCATTTTCGTCACGATACACCCATTTTGTCTCAATTTTCATCAATTTTGGTTTTATTTTCCAACTATATGAGGCAAGAATGGCATGTTCCATACCTTCTACGTCTATTTTTAAGAAATCTATCTCTTTTACGTCATATTTTTCGATTAATTTATCTAAAGTCATACAATCAACAGCTTTTTTAGTAACATTTCCGAAATGATGACGCCAAAAATAGTTAGATGGTTTGGCTGGTTCATAAGAATGAGGTATAAAGTCACCGATTATATTCTTATCAGTGACATAACCTATACCTTTATGCCATTCCTCCGTTGGATTAGAGTGATAGTTTATGGTAGTTTTACCAGTATGGGCTGTAATTGCAGCATTTACATACTCACAACCATCTATTCTCTCTAAATTATCTAACAAATACTCAACTGGCTCAACAAAAATACCTCTCCAACCACCTTTAGCTAGTGGAATTAGTGTATCAAAGTCAGAAGTTCCTATTTCTATGAAAAATGGGATTGTACTTGTGAATTCTGGTCTAGCATCTCCCATATCTATCACAGCGATAGGTTTTGGTTCACTCATTAGTCCTCCGGCCAGACAGTATTTTTCTCACCTTCACCTTCTTGAGGTAGGTTATCTACTATATCATCATCAATTAAGGCGTTAACAGCCTTTACATTTGGTTTTCTGGTATAACTTTTACCTTTTGGCTTCCATTTTGGTATCTGTACGTCACATGGTCCTCCATTTCCGACGTAAAAAGAACACCATTTACATAAATTTTGTGGTTTTTGTTCATATTTCTCTTCCTCTTTCATCCTTTCTTTCAAACAATCGTGTACAAACATGATAGTTTCTTTAGCTTCATCCAAAACACCTTGATTTACCTTCACATAAAACGTGTCATCAAAGCGTAAATAGCTAACACCTACGAAATTTGGCATCTCTCCCATCTCCAAAGTGTACAAAAATGCGTAAATGATAAGCTGTCTGTAATAATCTTCTGGTAGATAAGGTCCATATCGCTTGGAGGTCTTGTAATCCAGAAGAGTAGTTCCTCCATCAAAGTCGGAACAGACAGCATCCACTATCCCTATTACTGCATAATCCTTGGATTTTACCCATTTTTCTGCATATTTAGGCGCTACAGAGTTCCATGCTTGCCATTTTGACTTATAAATCTTCCAAGTCACCATTTCGTTAAGCTTTTTATTGACAGAACCTACAAAATTTTGTAATAGTTCTTGCGTTTCAAGCTTCATAGCTGCCATTTCGTCCGCGGTGTGTAATTCAGACAGCCAAGTCTTACTGTCTATATCCTTAGCCCAACGTTCTTGGAACTGTCCTTCCATCCATGCAGATGGGTCTCCCTTCTCCCAAGCCGTAAAATTACGAAATTGCTTCTTGAAAAGGTCTTCTAGTACAGCATGCACTAAGGTTCCACGAAATAAGTGTATTGTTTTCTTTTCGGGCATCTGAGCTATGTATTTGTAATAAAACTCTCTAGGACATTTATGGTATGTATTAATCTTACTAGGGCTCAACCTCATAAAAGAGGGTTCCCATTTGGCTTCATCGGGCTGCGCTATCATGCAGATGCTCCTATGTCTATATCTATGCCTTTAGGCTCCATTGAAGCTCCCCCTCTGGCTATTTTGAGAAGGATTAGATAACCTATTAAGTCATCAAGCGTGTCTTCTGTGGCATCATTGAGCCCTTTATTGCTTATTCGAGCCAATTTATCATCAATTCGTGCCATTATGGCTTCTGCTGCATTGAGCTTAGAGAATACTCCTAAGGGCTCTAATGCACTATTGCCATAGTTAGCATTCTTTTCCAGAAGTAAAGTTTTAATGTCTTCACATGTAGTTGCTATTTTTGCTGTTGTTGTCATATAATAATAAAAGGTTGCAGGGGTATATAAAGCTTGTGTCCTTTGTAAACCACTGTGTGCTTCTATGGTAATGCTATATTATACTATATAGCTTAATATAGTAGTGCTCCACTGGTACTATCTAGTTAGTCTTAGTAAAGTTACTTTCAAAATTTCCTCGATTTGTGTAACCCCCTAGACGACGTCAGAACATCAACCTCTATTATTTTTTAGACGGGGGGTAGGTCAGCGCGTCACCCATAAGTATATATATGCGGGGCGCGTGGCTATGTCGAAAGAGGCAAACAAAAATGAAAACAAATAGAACCAAAATGGCATCCGCAATGCTTGCAAAACTTAAGGCAATGCAAGCCATCAATTTGGCACAAGCCAAAAGGGTGGGCGGAGCCTAAAACGGAATATATAAAGGCCCTCGATGCTTATATAGTAAAATGAGGCAAACCTTTATATACTTTGTCGTTAGAGTTAGAATAGAGGAAAAGACATGGGTAAACTAAGAACCGGTGGTGGAAGACGCCACATAGCAAGTAAAGACGCACGCTTACTTTGGAAGCAAGTAAAACAAATGAGGAGGTTATTAAATGGATAAGTATCAATCAAGCTTACTAACATGGTTAGTCGGCATATCATTCGCAACTAGAAAATTGTAATACCCCCCGGT